TAATCTGTACTACAGCATCGTCACTCAATATCTTCACCACCTCTCAGAAAATAAAAAAACACCCTGTTACGGGTGTTTCTTATTTAGCTAGATAAGATTAAATATAATTTTCTAGACGTTTTTTCAATAGACTTGCTATGCTGTCTTGAATTTCTTTTGGCCGTTCATAAAGGTCTTTTTCCCAAAACGCCCATACTTCATAACCGCATTTGTTTAAATACCAGGTTCTTCGATTATCGTTATTAAGGTTCTTTTTTTGTAAATCATCAATCGGTTTCTTGCCTTCTCCATATATTTCAGGATTGGCATGAAAATAATCGCCAAACACTTCAATCACTATATTATTAGGAACATAAAAATCAACACAAAACTTGTCGTTAATAGTAACTTGTTCGTCGAATTTTACGCTCAATTCCGTTAAAAGTTTTCGCATTATTTTTTCTGGTCTTGTTCTTCTTGGATATGTAGACAATGTTTTAAGCATATTTTTTCGCTGTTGCTTTTTGTTTTCATCTGATTGATAGAATATTAACCTACATTCATCCCCGCAAAAATTCCTATTGTTTCTCTGAAATATCGACTGTTTTACTTCATGTTCTTTGCCACATATATAGCATGTAGTGGTAACGCGAGAATAATTGTGAACTCTGGAGCCCACTATATTTTGCGAACGCCATCGGGACATACAATCTTTGTTACAGAAATGTTTTACAGCTCTGTCAACATGAGATTTGGGATATTCAACGGGTTTTCCGCACCAATCACAAGGAAAGACAACTCTTTTCTTGCGAAAAATATGCGCACATTCATTCGAGCAAAAATGATGATTATATTTTTCGAGTTCTCTTTTCGTTTTTAAAACTTTTTTACCGCATACTTCGCATTCAACTTCTTTTGTACCCTTTGAAAATCTGTAATACAAATGTTTATGTTCAATACAGCAAAAGAAATTTTTCTGCCGTTTGCACTTGCTTTCGGTAACTTCTTTTTCCTTTCCACACCAAGCACATTCAACTGTTACCAAAATACCACCCCTTTCATATATATTGTAACATAACCTTATGATACTTGCAATATAATTATGGTATGTAGTATAATTTTATTAAAGGAGTGATGAGAATGCCGTTAGTCAATCGGGTTCGTTTTGGTTCTTCATTAGACCGCAAGTTATGGGCAAAGTTTGAAGAACTTTCAAAAGAAACAAGAATTGATAAATCCAAGCTACTTGATGAAGCTATCGCTGACTTGCTTAAAAAACATGGTAAATCAATAGACTAACACCACCTTTCAGCTCAAACAAAGAGGCAGGATTTTACGCCTGCCCTGATGTTTGGTCTGAAATTTTAGCCGAATCCAGAAAACATAGCTGCAATGGCCATTCCTTCATCCGCTGTATGCTCCCTATCCGGTTCTGCTTCTTCGCTTTCACCGCTAGAAAGCCCGAGGAGTCCTGATGCAATGTACTTGCCCTTGCTTTGAAGGATAGCTGTAATCTGAGGGATAGTTCTTTCGCCTATCTCGTCATAACTCATTGAGGTTTGACAAAGTAGTTCAGTATAAACTTCCCCCCAGTCCAGACCATCTTCGCCCTCCTCCTTGTCCTTCTTTTCACCGGGGGGAAGTAGCGTCAACCCGATATTTTAACCAGCCTGTGCCAAAACTCTTTCAAGTCTGCAACGTCCCAGTCAAGCTCTGTTGCTTTTTCCAAGTTCATTGGTTCGCCAGCTTCATCAAACAGATAACGGCTCATCCACTTGTCAAACTTTGCCCTTTCTTCAGGGGTAATCAAAGAGAAGTATTGAGGACCAAAGTTAATTTGGTCACCCGTAAATTCTGGCTCGTCCTTGAGCTTTAACGGCTTAACCGTGTAGTTCTTGCCTTGCACTTCCCAGGGTTCGCCAGTTCCGACCATTGTTGCTAAAGATGCTACCTCCTTTTTAGCCATTACTGATTACCCCCCTATCTTTCCACCCGATAGTCAACAGGTTTGCGACCAGCACGAGGTTTCAGGATTTTCATGGTAAAGTTCCAGCCTACCGGTTCTTTCTTACGAGTAGGCGGCTTCAAGTCGCCGGAGACTGCTACAGAGTCGAAAACCATAGTATCAGCTTTAGAGGTTCCTTCATCGTCAGCTAGCACGGCTTTACCGGCGATTATCATTTCAAACACCGGACGGTTGCTTTCAGACGGCAGTTCCATCTTATCGGCAGTAGTAGTCACATTAAAAGCCAGAGTCACTTCCTCGTTAGCGTTTGCTGAGCAGAAGGTAAATACCGAACCGCTAACAGCAAATTGCCCAGCGGCGGGACTAGCGGATACTTTGACATAAGGAGAATCGGCGGCATTATGGACTACAGGCACGGGGTCAGCTAAAGGAGTCCCTTCATCGCTAACGTCAACGGTAAACGGAGACGCGGCAGGAACACCCCGAGTAGTGATGTGCCGGATAGCATAGGATGAGTTTTCGGTGTAAGTAGCACCTGCTAACCCAGCATACAGCTTAGGTTGGAAAGTAGACAGATTAACTACCACCTGCCCTTCTATGCCATTTGAAAACTCCATATCCCAGTCAGAGTTGCCGTCAGGCAGGGTAGACGATTTTCTGCTAATGGACGGTTCAATGGATTCAACTACACCGACAGACAGTAACCGAACGTTATCACTTCTGCGAATTAGCTCGATGTTACCAGCCTTCTTGTAGATAAGTTTTGCCATAAGGGTTTCACTTCCTTTCAGTTATTTCACTGCGTAAAAGCTGAATCTAGCCCCTACACAGCAAAAGCCAGTCATGGTGGGTAATTCACCTAACTGGCCTTCAAACTCATAGATTCTGTTGTTAACTTCTTGGTTATAGAGTAGCTTTTCTACTCTTGCGATTGCCCGGTAAGCTAAGTAATCCTGCTTTGCCGGGACGTGACAGGTAACCTCTAACAGTTCGTTAGTTACGATGCGGTTTCTAGCGGTTCGGGAAGGTCTGAAATATAAGCAGAGTCGCCTTTCAGCCGTTACGAGGTTATCCCATTGTGACCGCTTGATAATCTTTTCAGCCCTCTGGATAGGCGTAGCAGACTCTAGCCCCAACGCCTTAAGCAAGTCCGCATCGTTCATAAATAAGGTCTGTAATCTGGCTAAGTCTTTCTCTGGCTCAAAACAATGGCATCACCTACTTTCCCTTTGCCCAAATCACCGCAATAATAGTGCCTAAAAAGATTAGATACGCCCACCAATATTTGATTAAAAACTCCACTTGTGTAAGGTGGATATAATCGTTTAACAATCGAGCCATATCTTTACCTCCCTAATCTTTTGTGACAACAAAAAACCTTCCCCAAGGGAAGGCTCTTAGCGATTCTTGCCATTTTTCACGCAACCTTTTTACCTTTAACCATTCGGCAGCTGTCTGCATAGCACGGGAAGGGTAAAGAAGGAGAATCTCCGGTTCTTTAACAAGGCCCATCTTGCCGCTTGCATGATAACCGATAAGGGAATTAAGTATTTCCGTGTTTCGCAATATCTTTTCTAGGTCAATACCACCCTTGGTGGCTTTACTAACTTGCGTCTCTCCGAAAATATTAGTGTAAGGGCCGGGGTCACGTGTGCGAATAGTAGTATCGCTTTTACTGCGATAAGGATTCCACGCTTGGCTGGCAATGTATTTGTCAAGTGCCGGGTTACTCTTATCCATCAAAGAGCCTGTACCCATCTCATCCATTGCCGCCCATGCGCCTCCTACTACATTAACCGTCAGAAACGACCCTAAAGCCTCTATCTCGCCAATGGTTAAATCGTTTTTGCCTTCAGCGGTTTGCATATGGCTTTCTGCATCACGCTTATATTCTTCGGCAAGCAACAGGAGTGTTGAAGTAATATGTTCTTGTAGCGCCACAATGCACGCAGCAGCATCAAATCTTACGCCGATAGAATCACCTCCTAAGCTCTCGTATCGCTACCGGCTTGAATACGGACTATGCCTTCAAGCATCAGCGGGTCAATAGCGTTAACCATCAGGTTTTCGCTTGCTAGCACTACTCTGTCCATCACCTGTAGCCCGATATCTGCAGGCAGATAAAAGATATACCGGGACGATTCAAGCAAGCCGGGGTCGTATTGCCTTAAACTGTAAGTTATCACTTGCCCGAAAGCATCTGCTATAGTGCCGCTAGGACTCCACGACCATGTTTCAACGATATTGTTATCAGCGTCCATCGAGGCAGTAATCCGCTGGGGAGTCAAAACAGCATTAGTCTTAACGGCAAAGAAGCTTAACTCACCACTGGCAACGTCAGCATTAACCGATTGGACTAAATACTTGTCTAGCCCAACGGTCATTATCTCGCCGCCTGCTAAAGCAGATTCTGCCCCTGCCATTCCTTCCCATGCCGCATCTCTAACCCCAGGGTCACGGGTGGCCTTGGTCGAACGTTTCATGCTTACCTTGAAAACTGGGTAATACGCAGAGATTCCAGGCATCGTTAACGTTAATTCACGCTGAACGGTAGCATCTTGCCCATGAGCCTCTAGGTATTTGCTTGCATAAGACAACAGCATCACCTTCTAACATAACCCGAAGTGCGGAACGTCAATATAGGCAACAGTGCTAATGTTACTTATAAATCTGTCCCGCTCAGCTTCGAGTTTTGCTTGCTTTTCGGTCCAGTCAACTTCAATCTCACGCGTGAAACTTGGCCCCTGCTCTTTGACCGGTAATCTCGCAGGCATTGAAGGGCAGAGCAGGATAGCGCACTCACAGACGGCAGCAGCCTCAAGGTAGATTAAATCGTCGCCGGTAAGAGCGTCATAGTCGGGTACTACTCTGATGATGTTTGCTTCAGCGATTAGCACAATATCCGGTTGATTAATGTCAGCATCGGGGATATAAGCCGCATCAACCCCCAATTTAGAGCGGATGCGGCCTTCAAAACCCTTAGTTTTTAGTATCTTATTGGCCATAGGGGAATCACCCCTTTCTATTCAAGGGTCAGTATTCTAGCACCGTCCTTGAAGATTTTGCGGAATCCGCTATTCTCGGATATGGTCAGTATCTGAGTCTGGTTGCGGATAAACTTGTCAGCCTCGCTGATAGTCGAACCAACTTCAAAAATTTCCTCAATGGTGTTGCTTCGGTTCAGGCCGTAAATAGCTTCTTTGCCGCCAATCTTATCAATGCCGGGGTTATAAAGCAGGGTAGTATTGACTACTAGGTCCTGCGGCAGGGTAGTGCTAACATTCAACCCCTTAGCTAACAGTTCGTCCATCTTGGAGGCAACGGTAGATGCCGGGTACAGCACTTCAAGTATCTGCAACAGTCCATCCTCATTAGCCACGACAGTATCGCAACCGTAAGGATAGAATTTGAGCAGGAATTTAATCCAGGCAGTTTTAGTCAAGGCAGCGTCAAAAGTAGCATCAAGGTCTTTCGCCTTATGTTTCGGCGCAGCGTTATTGTTACCATCACCGTCTTTAATAACGGTCAGGATTTCAGACACTTTATTGTTAGCCGCCTCAGTGCCTATCCGGTTGATGTGGCGCTCAAAGAGTTCCAGGCTCATTCTCCGTAATGCTTCGTAAGATGCCTCTACTGCACGACCATATTTGTAGAGGGTGATTGCAGTATCGCCCAGTTTGATTCTTGCTATGGGCAGGTCGGCAGCTTCAGTTACACGACGCATCTCGACTGCTTTCTTGTTATCGGTATCGTCCCAGTCAAGGTAAGATGCCTTGTAAACATTGGAGTCAATCGGGGTACGAGTAGCCACAAGGTAGTTAAATATCGGAAACTCGGTCATGGCCTGTACCAAGGTTCTTGCCACATACTCGGGGAACAGTATCTTGCTCTCATTGGTCCGGTAGAAAGCATCTACCTTGGATGAGAAGATGTTTTTGTCGCGAACGGTTTTGGTGAGGATTCCAGCCTCTTTCATTAGTCTTTCAAAAGCATCTAAGCCGCTACCTTCAGTAGCAGGGTCCAAGCTTTCTAAGAGCATTGAAAGGGTCATGTCCTGTGAATGCGCCTGCTGGTACAGGTCAGGGGTCAGGTTGCTTAAAGTAAATTTAGGCATATTATTATTTCACTTCCTTTCTTTCGATTAACCGATAAAGACCATTACAGGTCCGGTTGCACCAGTTGTCATAACCACATCAGCGCGAGCAACTCCAACAGCTCCAGTAGATGCCATAACAGCACCAGAGCCATTAACTACTAAAACATTGCCGGGAGAAGGTAGAGAGTTGGAGACTCCGGGGGCATAGGCATAACCTCTGGTTAAAACAGTCATGTTGTCGTCGTGGTCATAGGACTCAACAACACCCAACAGAGGGTCGCCAGCATTGCCAAAGCCAGCCTCAAACGGGCTAGCACTCCAAGTTACAGCCTTCCCGATTACAGCAGCGCGTCCAGCAGTAGTACCAATGCCACCAGCAGCAGCAACAGCAGCTGCTAAGGCCGCATCAGCCTTATAAGTCATTCCAAGTTTGCCAATTCCTTCATGGTCAATTCCACCTCTTGCCATTTGTGAACACTTCCTTTCTGTTATTGATAGGCATAAAAATAACCGCTAATTTAGCGGCTTGTTTTAGGGTAGTTATGTGTTTGCTAGGGTCTGCTACCTTCCAACCTTAAAAGCGTCATCAGGAAGGGTCTGCGCGATAGTTTGCTGATTAAATGCGCTTGACTGTCTGCCAGCCGGGATTTCCTCTTTCGCCTGTTTCTCGAAGGTAGCCATGATGTCCTTAATACCTTGAGAACCCATGCCAGCAAAGGTATTTTTCCAAGTCTCAGCAGGAAAGTCATTGCCCTGCGCCCTTACACCCATTGCCACAGCATCTTCCACCAGTTGGGTCATATAGTCCATGCCCTCTTTAGCGTAGGTCAGCACCTTGTCAGTGGGTAACTCTTTGCCCAGCTTTTCGGTTGCTTGCTCCTGAGTCATAAACGCCTCGGGGGTAGCAGGGGGGTCAACAGCAGGCGCATTAGCCAGAGCTTCGGCTACTGCTTTGTCGACAGCTTCTTTTATCAGAGCATCTACTTGTTCCTGAGTATAGGTTACGGGTTCACTCATCTCTTGGTCACTTCCTTTCGGTTTTGATAAATCGGGGACTGAATAAGTATTGCCTTTTGCAAGGTCGTCTTTCTTGTGATAGGTCAACAGCCTACCGCTATTAGAGCCATACGAGGCATAGGTCATTATTCCAGACGGCAGTTTCTTTAATTCCTCATCCGGCAGTTGAATAAGCTCGCTTTGCCCTTCTGGAAGGCTCATCTGCGATAATATGCCAGCAGTAGGATAAGCACCATCGAATACGCCCGACAACTCCATGAGGTAGCCCGGCGGCTTCGCTATGATGTAACATAACTGCCCTTCGTATTCACGGCCTCGCCAATGCTCGCATTTACTACCGTCATAATAGTTATTACCGCAAATAGAGCAGATAGCAGTTTCAAATCCAAAGCCAATAGATACGTCAAACAAAGTGCCATCCTCAATGTCAGCTATAATCGCATCAGTTGAAATGCCATCCTTCTCCTTGCCACGAACGATGTAAGTATCGCCATACAAAGCCCACGTTTCGCCTTCAACAGTGCCATCACTTCTCTTAATGCTTGCATCAAAGGTACGACCATAAACCAAAGCCTTCTGTAAGCCTGCCCACGCATGGTCGAGCATAAAGGCTACACCAGCCTTGGCATCAGTCTTATAAAGCTCAAGCAGGGACTTGTGTAACTTAATGTATCTTTCGGTTAAAAGCGCATCGCCTACCATCTTGGTTGGAAAAGCAAAAACCTCATCTTTCGATAAGGTCCTTTTTGCCAGCGCATTTATCTTTTCCAGTTGCCCCGCTGTAGGGACTCCAAAATCAGCCAATCATTTCACCACCTTTCACTGTATCATTAAATTAATTGAC